CCCTACGCAGGAAGGTAAGCCACCTGAGGATGCTGATATAGCATTCCTTAAGAAGAAGCTTACTGAGGAATTCTATCTCAACCATGTAAGGCAGGATGCCTCAGAAGTGCTCCTGAACGCAGCAGTGTATGGTACAGGTGTCGCTGAAGTAGTCCTAGAGGAGCAGAAGAGACTAGCGCCCGCTAAGGAGCCCATCCTTAACGGTCAATTAGCCGCTGTTGGTGTCAATATGACCACTGAAATAGGTGTTGTAATGAAACCTATTCAGATGAAGAATTTCCTAATAGACCCTGTGGCTACTACCATTGAGAATGCTCACGGTTGCGCCATAGATGAGTTTGTCCCTGCACATACTATCACTGCGCTTCAAGAACAAGGCGTATACCGTAAATGTCATGTAGGCACTGCACCTAGTGAAACTGACCTAGAGCCTAACCCTGAGATATCCGTATACCCATCTCATGATAAAGTAAGGTTGCTTAAGTACTTTGGTTTAGTGCCTAGAAGTCTTTTGAATGCCTATAATGACATGGGCAGTTATGATGAAGATGGGCTGGATAGCGTAGTAGTCCCTCTTAACCCTCAAGAACAACCTGAGAATGAGTCCTATTGGGTTGAAGCTATTGTAGTTATCGCTAACGAAGGTGTTGTGCTTAAGGTCGAAGAGAACCCTTACATGATGCAGGATAGACCTGTAGTAGCCTTTGCTTGGGATACAGTACCCGGACTATTCTGGGGTAGAGGTGTATGTGAGAAAGGGTACAACTCACAGAAAGCTCTGGATACTGAGATCAGAGCCCGTATTGATGCTCTGGCACTCACAGTACACCCTATGATGGCTATGGACGCCACTAGGATACCTAGAGGCCATACCCCTACCATTAGGGCTGGTAAGATGATCTTGACCACAGGGAAGCCTCAGGACGCCCTGATGCCCTTTAACTTCGGTCAAGTTAGTCAGATAACCTTTGCACAGGCAGGTGAGCTTCAGAGGATGGTACAGCAGTCCACAGGTGCAGTTGACTCCAGTGGTATTGGAGGTACTATCAACAGTGAGGCCACAGCCGCTGGTATTTCTATGTCCTTGGGTGCAATTATTAAGAGACAGAAGCGAACCCTCCTGAATTTTCAAGAGAGCTTTTGGCTTAAGTTTGTAACTAAGGCAGCATGGCGATACATGCAGTTCAATCCTGATGCTTTCCCTGTCAAGGACTATAAGTTTATACCTACTAGCACTTTAGGGATTATGGCTAGAGAGTACGAGGTATCACAGCTAGTACAGTTACTCCAGACTACTTCAGATCAATCGCCTATGTATGGTCCTCTGGTTCAAAGTATTGTTGAGAATATGAACATTAACAATCGTGATGAGCTTATTGCTATTCTTGAGAAATCAGCACAACCTGACCCCAAGAAGCAACAAATGGAAGAGCAAATGCACCAGATGCAGATGCAGCTCCAGCAAGCCCAAATAGAAGCTGTTAATGCTCAGGCAGCTGAGAGTAACGCTAGGGCACAGAAGTACGTTGTAGAGGCCTCTGTAGAGCCTGAGAAGCTTGAGATAAGCAAGATGGAAGCTATCACACGCAACCTGCAACCCGGAGCTGAAGAGGACAGGGAGTTTGGCCGTAGGCTCCAACTGGCTGAGTTGTATTTGAAGGAGAAAGCAATAACGTCTAAGAGTGCTAAGGAATGAACCCCTTAAACCTCATAGGTCAGATATTCAAGCCAGCTGCGGACCTTATAGACAATCTTCACACTAGTGAGGAAGAGAAGATCAACGCTAAGACCGCTATGTTTGAGGTCCAGATGGGCTTAGGCATGAAGGTGCTGGACTATGAAGCACAGTTGATAAAAGCTCAGTCCTCTATTATTGTCGCTGAGGCTCAAGGACAGAGCATACTACAAAGAAACTGGAGGCCTATCACCATGCTGACCTTCCTATTTCTAGTGGTCGCTGACAGCTTTGGACAACTGCCCTTTAGGTTAGCTGGGGAGGCGTGGACATTGCTTCAGCTTGGCTTAGGTGGCTATGTGGTAGGTAGATCAGGTGAAAAGATTGTGAGCGCACTTAAGAAGGGGAACACATAATGACAAACAAAGGTAATGACAAGAACAGTGACTACCATCCTGGGCAGCAAATAACCCGTAAGGAAGCCAAAGAGGATATCAAGTACTCCTTTGAGCGCATTGGTCATGCTTATACTGACATATATGTCAACTTAGCTCGCATCGCAGGCATCAGTGACCGTGATACGAGTCAGGAAGTTGGTAGAGTAGCTATGTTTCTAACTACGTTTGTAGGTGTCTGCCTACAGATAAACTTTATTGTTACCTGAGGGGGTGCTTATGTTATTGCAAGGGGATATTAATAGGATTGTAGAACAGATTAACGTCATTACAGAGGGCCTTAGTCAACGTATTAGTGTGCTTGAGGATGAATTGGTAGTACTTAAGGCTGAAAAGACGCCTAAAACCACAAAAAGTACAACTAAATCAACCAAAGTGGACACAAATGACTAATAGTATGGTATAATGTACTAAAGGTTATCTTCTGAGGGGGAGAACACACGTGGGAACTGAAGTAGACTTAGAGACAATAACAAATGAGGACTATTTTGATGCTCTTAATGAGATGTTCAATAGTCTAGGCTGGGCAGTGATGTTAGCTGAACTTAAGGACAACGCTGATCTCATTAATGATGTACAAAGCATTGAAGATGAGAAAGATTTAAGGTTTCGCCAAGGGCAACTTGCTACCATAGGACTTCTGATGAATTTTCAGAGTACTATAGAGCGATCTGAGGCAGAATCTGAAGAGTACTCAGATGAGAGTGCTTAATGATTTCAAGTGTGTTGAATGTGGACACACTAGTGAAAGACTCTTGGATAACGATATTCTAGAAGTAGATTGCCAATACTGCCAAGGAATCGCCAAGAAAGCCAGAGCTGTACCCAACTTCCAATTGGAGGGCACAAGTGGAGACTATCCCACTGCCGCCGACAAGTGGGTTAAAAGTAGGGAACAGAAGATGGCGCAAGAACGTAAAGCCGACAATTCTTAATTTAAAGAACGGAGTAAGTAAATTATGGCAGAACTCGTAGATGATATCCCAGAAGTAACTGAAGTAGATGAAGTAGCACCTGAAGAAGGCCAGACTCAAGATGAGCTAGTAGCTAGTTTTGAACAACCTGAGACTTCTGAGGAACCTGACATTGATGATCTCCCTGATAAGTACAAGGGTAAGAGTATTAAAGATGTCGTAGAGATGCACCAAAGTGCTGAGAAGCTCTTAGGCGCACATAGCTCTGAGGTAGGCGAACTTCGTAAGCTCGTAGATACTTATATCACTGGACAACTATCAGCTACACAAGCAGCAGCCCAAGAGCCAGAAGAAGAAGTAGATTTCTTTGATGACCCTCAAGTTGCAGTTAGCAGAGCGATTGACAATCATCCAGCGGTACGACAGGCTCTTGAGTCCTCCCAAAAGATGAACCAGCAGGCAGCACTAGCTACCTTGCAGACTAAGCACCCTGATATGGGTGAGGTTCTTCAGAACCAACAGTTTGCAGAGTGGATTAAGGCTTCCCCTGTGCGTACTGAACTGTTCCAACGAGCAGACCAGAAGTACGATGTAGATGCAGCAGATGAACTCCTGAGCAACTTTAAGGAGCGCATGGGTACAGCTCAACAGGCTCTTAAGAATGATCAGGAGTCCCGTAAGCAAACCATTAAAGCAGCATCAACAGGTTCAGCAACAGGAAGTGGCCAAGCCAACACCGCTAAAGTCTATCGTAGGGCTGACATAATTAAACTTATGAAAACAGACCCAGACCGTTATGATCAGTTAGCTGGTGAAATCGGTCTAGCCTACCAAGAGGGTAGAGTGAAGTAGGGTCTATCTCTTAGACTTTAAATAAAAGGAATAATATTATGGCTGGTTTTGATGCAATTACAGGACAAGCAACGTCCATCCCCGGAGTAGGCTCAGGCGCTAACACAGGTACTGTAGCAACTTTCATCCCCGAACTTTGGTCCGATGAAGTCCGTGCTGTTTACGAGAACTCAATCGTAACTGCTCCTCTCGTTAAGAAAATGTCAATGAAAGGTAAGAAAGGTGATACCATCCACGTACCTGCACCCTTGCGCGGCACTGCTGTGGCTAAGGTGGCTGATACTGCTGTAGTGCTTAACACCACTACTGAAGGTGAAGTTATCATCAACATCAACCAACACTACCAGTACTCGCGTATGATTGAAGATATTGCTAGTGTTCAAGCACTGTCCTCACTGCGCCGGTTCTACACTGAAGACGCTGGATATGCCCTGGCTCGTCAAGTAGATACTGCTTTGCTGAACCTTGGTGTAGGCTTTGGTGATGGTGATGAGACTGATAACCCTGCAACTGCAGCTAGTTGGGTA